AAGTGTTAGTGCCCGTGACTAGGCTAATTTGGTATTCTTGGTTTAGAACCGCGGCAGTAATATTGCCGCCTAAAGAGGCTGCTCCAGATATAGTGACAAAATCACCATTTACAGCGCCATGGGTTGAATCGGTTGCTGTGATAGTAGATGACCCGTCAGTGGCCGCAAATGTTATTCCATTGGTGGTGGTGGCTCTAATGGGAGTTACGTCATTATAAGCCTGGCCTTCTTCAATGTAATATTTATTGGTTGTGCCAATTCCCAGGTATCTTGATCCACCTAGAGAAATCCAAGAGTGTAATGCTCTTGCGGATCCTTCGTATGTGCTTGTGGTTAATTTTTCCCAACCACCAATTTTTTCTGGTCTGCCTTTTCGGAAACGCACAAAGTTGCCGTCAACCCAGCCGTTTTCATTGGAATAATCGGTTTCTTCTTTATTTATTCCAGGCTTAAAATTAAATACAGTTAAGGGCATAACCAGACACCTTTAACTAATTAAGCCAATCGTATAATAGCTGCGCTACTAGAAGCACTTGGAAATACGACAGTAAAATCACCAGCTGTACTTGTCTTATCGCCACCAAAATCAATAGCAGCAATTGCTTTGTTGCCGTTAGTAGTGTTGTACAAAAGACAGCCCCTCGCTGTAATTGTGGCCGTGCCAAAAGTGAGATCTGCAAAATCGCAAACCGCCACACTGCCAGATAAAGCTGGTGTCACATTGGTAAGTGCAGAGCCTCCAGAAGAATAGTTTGTTCCGCTTGCTTGTCCTGTTGTGACAAACGCAGTAGTACCAGCGCCAAGTGTTGCTGAAGATGTATAAAGCGCCAGCTTGATACTGTCGGCACCGTTTGTTAGATTATGCCCCTCTACAAGCAATTCTTGCTTGAAGCTGTTGCATATAGCAGATGTAATTGCCATGTTATAACTCCTTAATAATGTCCGCCATGTCACCGTGACCCTGGCCTCTTAATAAGTTTACCACAGTTGTTCGATCTGAGGCGATTCCACTGCGGATCCCTCTTAACACTATATCATACACCGTGGTCTTAAAAGCTAAAGCTTGTTGCCTAACATGATCTGGAGCGTGCTCCGATATTCCACAAATTTTGTTGGTTACTTGCGCAGCCCAAAATTCTGGATCGTGCCCTTTGTTCTCAGTAGTGTGTACTCCTACCTTTCCTAGTTTAATAAATGCGTCACTCATCCTTTAAATGGCTCTGGTGGCCTTGGTATTGTTTGTATTGTGGTTTTGCCTGTTTCTATCATTTTGTCCATCTCTGATTTATTACAAACAAACCATTCGTCTTTGTCAGGTATAGCAATCTTAGGGTCATCCAGCCTGTGATAACCATACAACCTATCTTCCATGGGTACGTCAGAATCTAATAATGATGACCTGGGGCTTACACCCACCTTAATTTCTTTTTCTATACACTTTGACAGCCAAAACTCTACGCAAGCTCTGCCCGCTTCTGCAAAATGTAAATTTCCTTTGTAGCTAAAATCTATGCCAAAAAGATCTATTTGTTTGACGTTGTTCCAATAAGCAAAAGCTACCGCATAAGCAACCGTGTTATTCATGTATGCGCACCTGGTGGCCGCTACAACCTCATTGACTGGGTATTCGACTATGCCTGGCACCCGATCGTCTAGCTCACAAGAATAAATAGGTATTTGTAATTCTGGCAGTATTTTGCGCATTACATCGGTTTGTTTACCAGCGTCTTCGGTATCAAAAAACCGACTAGCTGGGTCCATCATAAACAAACGATCTAATTGAAATACAGCAGCTGAGCTACCACACCCCCAGGTTTCGTCCCATTCAACAGAATTTTCTCTGCCAATGACGTAATCTATTTGAGATGTACCTAGCCCAATTAGAGCGACATGAGCGCCCTCAAGTTCTTTTATAGGCTCCATTACGAGACGCCTTGTCGGAGAGAATCGTACCTGTATTCGTCACGTTGCTTTCTGCCTTCGCTTAGATTTTTCATCCTGGCTAGTGCTTCTTTAAATCTGGCTTCAAAATTACCAATGACATCTGGAGTTTCTTTTAAGAACACAGCAGCCTCCGCCAAAGTACCGTAAAGCAAGGCTTCTGGGTAATCGGTCGAAAGAACCGTTGTTCCGGAATCAGATCCAGAAGTCAAACTGGTTGGCTTATGTAGATAATGTATTTCAACCGTGTAATTTGAATCTGGTATCGGGCTGACTTCAAAAGCTGTGTCATCCAACAAGCTGTAATATTTAGGACGCCCAGTAACCGTGGTTGTGGGACTAAATTCTTTTATAAAGCTTGGATGTTTAAAATCTAAATAATGGTATTTGTTACTAGATATAACCGCCACGCTGAAAGGTGCGTAAAAATCTGAAGGCGTCGCTAAAAACCTGTTTGATGCGCTCAAAGTTCCCTGTACGTTTTTTCTTTGTACAGGAAGCTGCACGTTATTAAATATGCGATCTTCCGCTTCTTTTATGAACGTATTCAGGTTTGATGTAAATGTAGTCTCTGTAGACTCCAGGTAATCTTGAACCGTTGATTTTAATGTTGCTAATGTAAAACTCATGTTATTTGTATGGTTACCTCCCCGACGCTACAAGAAATTTCGTATGTCGTTAATACTGTCCCAAGTATACCATCTTGCACATTTGTGTACACCATAAACTTATTGTTGTCGTCTGAGGTATCAGGCCTGGCATTTTTGATAGCCTGAGAATCTGCGGGGTAAGGCTTTCTATCTAGCTGTGGATGTTTTGGTGACCATTGATCTGGACCAACCAAAAGGCCGTCCCAGGTCATTTTCATGTCTCTTAGCTTGTAACGAAATCCTGTAATGTCACATATTCCGTAAGCATTTTTTCCACTAGCTATTGCCATAGTTAAGCAGAATTGTAACCGCTTAGTCTCGGAGCAACCCTAAAACTTGATCGGTCCTCATCTTGTGCTTTGGCGCGGTCAAACTCTTCCTCGTATAATTGTTTTAACATACCGGATTTTTCTGGTGCTTTTTTTAAGCTCATATAGTAAGCCAGGCCAGCAGCTAGGCACGGGTAAAATCTAAATGGCACGTCTAATGTATTAGCGCCAGCGTCTGCGTCGTCCATCCTGGTCAGCACATTCATGTAAACCGTGTAAGTGCTGGATTTGTCTGGTACCGGCCAAACGGTAATTGTCGGCGTGGTTTGTTTGTTTACAAATACCTGGTTAGGTTTGCCTGTTGTAGATTTTGTAGCCAGGTGGCTGTATTCAGCTCGGCTCATTCTATTTAACGGCATATCTGTAGTGGTATTGTTTGCTGTTTCTCTTATGTAAATATCTAAAACATCGATTGGAGCTGTAGCGTTGCTACTATCAATATTGTATGTGCCTGTATCTTTCACCATGGCAACGGTTTTTTCTGTAACCGTCCATTGATTGAGGCCCCTGTTTGCCCACTCAGCTAACATTAAGTTAAGACTTCTTGTTGCTGATTTTAAGTCGTAACCAGTTCTAAGCTCTAGCCCACAGCGCTCAAATGCCTCTTCAACGTAGTCTGCTACGTCTAGTTCAAAATCTTTTGATCCCGATAAAGCCATTTAATCCTCGTATAAGTTATCAAAAGTTATTGCCGGATCTAAATAACTTTCATGTCCTTCCGCGCTATGCGCCCACTGCGATGGTTTAAAATCTGGAGCGCCTTCGCCTGTAACCCAAAGAGCTGGGCTTGTAGCCCTTACTCGGTTGTTAGGCAGTGCAACCAAATTGCCTTTCCATTCGCAATCTTCTGTTATATATAATACATGAGATTGCTTGTGTTGTGCAGAATCATCTGCTATGTCCGAATCTGTGTAGTCAACCGTAAACAAATATTTAGCCTGGTAAAACTCTCCACCAATCTTTGCTATCCATGGAGATGAGCTTACGCGATCCATAACAGTAACCGCATGGTGCCTAGACTCACAATCCCATGGTTGTGCTAAATGGTCCTCCATAGGTCTTGGAAACTCTTCTAAAGGCATATCAAAAACCAGTCCTTGTATTGGCATTCGCGCCCACATAGCACCGCCATGTATGTTGCCTTCGTCGTTGTCTTCACAATCTGATTCGCAGCCAGTAAAAACTACCTGGAAACTTAACGATCTATCTGGAATGGTGTTGACGGCAATAACGAGCGCATGAATATACTCGTCGTGATACTTTTCGTGGTTGTGAGTAAACTCCCGCCTAACCCAACATTTAAAGTGCGGGACGTTACTTATGAGGTAAGACACGGTTTACCTCTTGGATTTTTTATTCATCGCTCCGCCTTTAGACTTCTTCATCATAGATCCGCCTTTAGACTTTTTAGCCATTTTTCCGGCCGTGTTTGGTATTAATGGTCCACCCTTAGACATTTTCATCATAGAGCCGCCCTTGGATTTTTTGTTCATAGATCCACCTTTGGACCTTTTCATCATGGATCCACCTTTAGACTTTTTGTTCATGGATCCGCCTTTGGATTTTCGTCCGTATAAACCGGAATTTCCCATAGTTTTATTTGGCATAATTTTTCTCCTTAACTAATTGTATCACTTTATCTTCTTCTCCCACGCATTCCACCTCTGACGCCGCCTATGCCCCTTGTTATTGGTGATGGTTTTGGCATAACCGGATCTGCGATGCCTATTCTAGGCAATGGCCCAGGAATTACTGGTGAAGGCATAACTGGCGATGGCATTGGTATTTTAGCCGGTGGTGGGCTACGTTTTATTGGTAATGTAGGTCCTTTAGCCGGTGGTGGCACTTTTATTGGATCAGATATTCTTATGCGCCCTGGACCTTTTACTGGCATAGGCCTTGGTGTTGGAGCTGGCTTCGAAATTGTTATTGGATCAGGCATAGGAATGCTTGGTGGTGGTATTTGTGGCCCTGGTGCTCCTGGCCCCTTTGTTCCAGGTCCAGGACGAATTGTGCCTCGGCCTGGATCCGGCATAACTGCCGGCAAACTAATGCCAGGTATTATTGGCTCCATTTTAGCCAAGCTTTCACGAATCTTTTCTAAATCTACGCCAGGTATGTCAAATGCTGGATCGGGCTGCGGTATAGCCGTTGCCCTATCTTCTGGCGGCGTTACACTTCCCGAACCAATAAAACTACCGTCTGATCCAATAATTTCTGTTGGTCTTATGCCTGGCCCGAAACCAAAGTCTTGTGGTGGTATTGGTCTTTGACCACCGCCAATAGGGCCTAAGACACCTGGAGGGAAAGTTGGTCCAGCTGTTCCTAAGTTTCCTATAAGGTTGCCCGCATCGTCGTAAACAGGACCACCCATAGTTCCTATTCTAGGCTCTTCTGGTACAGATCCGCTGTCAAACATATCGCGTTCATCTATTGGAATCCTTGGCATACTTATTTGAGAAGGATCTGGTTCTGGAGCTGGTGGTGTTGGTGCCAAACCAAACTCTTGTAAGAATGCGTTTCTTTGTTCTTCTCCTAGCCCACCATATAAATCAGCTATAGATGGAGGTGGTGTTGGTGTTGCGCCAGCTGGCGGTGCTCCTATTGGTGAGTCAAAATCATAACCTTCAAAGCCTGGAGGTGTAATCATCTCAAATCTGCCACGAGGTCTGAAGCCTCCACCCATCATCGGGTTGAATCCACCACCCATGTAAGGGTTAAATCCACCACCCATCATAGGGTTAAAACGTCTGCCCATCATAAGTCTTTGTTGCTCGTAAGGGCTGAAACCACCCCCCATCATCGGGCTAAATCTACCGCCCATCATGCCGCCCATAGGCATTTGTTGTTGATAAGGGTTGAAACCTCCCATTCCGCCAAAAAGGCCACCTAAACCGCCGCTAAAACGGCTTTGTCTGGGAGCAAACCCCATAGGCTGCCTATTAAACATTTGATTTCTAAAATTAAATTGTCTTGGCATCATATTTTTTTACCAGTTTTTGCAAGACCAATATCTGGCTGTAAAATTATCTTTAGCAGTATCGCAGCTATGTCTTGCTCTAAAATTTTTTCTTCGCCCTGGGTTGCTCTTCTTAATAGTCATATTAGGATCGCCATACCTTATGAGCTTTATTTGATCTCCCTTTTTAGCCAACACCTTAAACTTCTTTTTTGCGCCAGGTGTACGGCTAGGTTTGTTAAAACCGGCAAAAGACTCACCTCTATAAGTGAGTCTCCCGCCTTTGGTTCTCTTGGCATCTTTTATAGTTGCCATGTTTTTTTTACGCCCTAAATACCGTCATTGTATTAAACGTGGCAGCTGTGTATTGCACATATATTCCTGTGGCAAAAACCATACCTTCATCTGGAATGGTTATATCCCTGGTAGCCGTAGCATCGGCTACGGTTCCCACTTTAAATATTGATGTGCCTGTTGGGCTGCTTGTTAAAAAGTCTAATAGTCCGGCGGTAGCCGTGCATACAAGATTGATACCCTGGAATCTAGATCTGCCAGCAAATATTACATCCGCAGCTGAAGCATTAATGCCAGCTGAAACATTACCGGCTGGGTTTCCCACAGCTGTAATGCTTGCGACGGTTTTGAAATATGAGCTACCAGTAGCTGTACCAGCATTTGCACCCGTAATTGACTCTGTTTGAGCATCGCCATTTACATCGGTGCCAACAACGGTGAATGATTTACTAGAATCATCTCCGGCAGAAAGGATTGTTACAATCCTTCCGGCATCAAACGTACATGAACCACCGGAGGCTAAAGCGCCTCCGATTGTTAATGCAGCGTTATTACCTACTGCTGCTGCTGTTGAAATTCCATCTGCATCTAGAGCTTGCGAATCGCCGGCAATATGTACCGCCTTTACGTCTGAGCCTGTTAATCTAGTTGCCATTATTTACTCCCTATTAACTGTCAGTAAATGGAGTAGCTAATGTTCCGTCACCCATTAAGAACGCTTCTACAAACCAAGTTGTAGTGTTGACGCCTGTAAGTGTAATAAAGCCACCAGTTAAACGACCTTGTTCATCTGAACCCAAGTCAATTACATCGTTTGATGAAGCTGGATGGAAGTTGTCGGTTTCACCGATCTCGCCAGTGTCAAAAACAAACGCAGTTCCTAGGAAGCCGTCTGTACCATCTGTTGTAGCTGTTTTAATTTGCCCTACGCCAGTAAAAGTAGTTTCCA